TGGGCCGGGCTCGGCTCGGCGCGGCTTGGCGCGGCAGGGCGCGGCACGGAATGGCAAGGCAGGGGCGCTTCGGCGCAAATTTCAACGTAACTGACGGGGGTAGAAAATGGACTTGTACGACATCAAACTGGTCGGCACGCAACCGCTGCTGATGCATCACGACAACATCGAGTGGGCCGACGCCATGGAGGAGTGGAAAAACGACCCGGTCAACAAGCGCGTCTCGAAGGCTGGAGACGATCGGTCGCCGTCCTGGCGGTGGATCGGCAGCCTGTACCACGACGGAAAACACATCGCGCTGCCGGCGGAAAACCTCATGCGCTGCCTGATGGAAGCGGGCGCCATGGTGCCTGTGCCGGGTGGCCGCAGCGGCAAGACCTTCAAGGCGCAGACCCAGTCGGGCATGATGTGCCGGCAGCCGTTCCTGGACTTCCGCACGGTATCCGGCGTGCAGCCCCGGATGGAAGACATCCTGCGGTTACGCACCGTGCCGGCATTCGTCGCGCACCGGCAGGCCGCCGAAGAACTCGGCTTCCGGCTCAACGTCAAGCGGGCGCGGATTGGCCAGGCCAAGCATATCCGCGTCCGTCCCGAGTTCGATAGCGGCTGGAGCGCCACCTGTCAGCTCGCCGTGTGGGATGCGCAACTGACCGAAGAGGTCCTGCGCACCATTATCGAATTCGCAGGAATCTACAAGGGCCTCGGAGACTGGCGCCCGGGCGGCCGCACGCCGGGGCAATACGGAACGTTCGCCGCCGAACTGATGCCGGCGAAGAAATAGGATTGCAGCATCGCGGCTCGGCACGGCCCGGCAGGGCTCGGCGGGGCTCGGCTGGGCGGGGCAAGGCAAGGGCGCTTCGGCGCAATCGCAGTACAGGGTTTTTCAACATCGACGGGAGAAAGACATGCAGACGCAACAGCAACCGGATCCACCTTCAGGCAACAAGCGAGATCGCCTGTACTCCATCCGCGACGGGCTGCCGACGTCGCCGGACGTCGAAGTTTTGGTCAAGGCGTTCCCCGACCTCAAGCCGGGCGACAAGATCGCGTATGAGGACTTCGCGCGAATCCTCGGCGTGCAGCAGCAGGGCCGCCGCTTCTGGGCGGTCGCGACCGCATGGCGCAAGCGGCTGCACGGTCAGCAGATCGTCATCGGATGCCAGGAAAACGTCTGCTTCTACGTCAAGACGGCTGACGAGATCATCGCCGATTCGCCCGACGTCTGCGACGCCATTCGCCGCAAGGCCAAGACGCAGCGGTCGAACCTCATGAGCATCCGCGGCGCGTCCGACGGACAGCGGGCGATCATCGACCACCATGCGCGCATGATGCTCGCCATCGAGCGCGAAGGCGCCGACAAGCGCCGCCTGCAGATTCCCGCTCCTGTCGTCAGCCTGTTGCCGCAGCGCAAGCCGCCAGAGTAATCCGTGCAACCAGATAAGATAGAGTCCATGCTGCACGACCTATCATCAGCCATCTCCAGGGCGCTGGCGGAAGGCAAGACGCCGCTCGAAGCCGCGCGCATCGGCGAAATCCTCGTGCGCCGGGAGTATGCTGGCGAGCGCATCTACATCGCCCGCCTGCCGCGCGCGCAGCACGCCTACGACATGGGCACGCTCGGCACCGCCGCGGCGACCACGCGCCAGGCCGCGCAGGCGCTCGGGCTGTCGGAGCGACAGGTCAGACGGGTCGGGCGCATGGTGCTGGGAAGCAACAGCCAATGACCGCTCTCGCCCTCATCGCCTCAACCTTTTGCCTCGTCTTCTTCCTCGGCTTGCAGTCCCTTGTTGTCAACGCCGGCCACCGCCTGGCCGCGTTCGCCAACAGCTTCGCCATCGGCACCGCCAACCTGATCCTGTTCAAGCTGGCTCCAGACGCCAGCGGCATCGAGATCGCCGCTTACCTCAGTGGCGGGCCGTTCGGCATCGTCGCGGCGATGGAGGTTTTCCGGCGCATCAAGCGCTGACGCGCGGACGTTTTTTGCCTTAACACGGCTTCTGCCAGTCGCCACAATGGGTCGCGATTCTCGCGCTGCGCATGTCGCGCTGCGCGCCGACCCGTTGCGAGACGCTGCCGCAGATGCCCGACATCCCGACGACCGAACCATCATCCCTGCGCGCCGGTGACACCTGGCGCTGGACCAAAAGCCTGCCGGACTATCCGGCAACATCCTGGTCGCTGACGTACCGCTTCAAGTCGCACGTCCTGCCCGGATTCCAGGTCACCGCCACCGCTGCCGGAGCCGCTCACTCGGTCACCGTGTCCGCCGCGACCACCGGCGGCTACCTCGCCGGCGACTACGCGTGGACCGCCTGGGTGGAAAACGGCGGCGGCGAGTCCTACACCATCGCATCCGGCGTCGTCACCGTCGAGCCGGACCTGCGCGCCGGCGGCGCAACCGACGTCCTCGATACGCGCTCGCATGCCCGCAGGGCGCTCGCCGCCATCGAAGCCTGGATCGAGAACAAAAGCCCGGCCGTCGCCAGCTACGTCATCGGCGATCGCCAGATGCGCTACATCCCCATCCCGGAACTGATCAAACTGCGCCAGGCATACCGGCAGGAAGTCATCGCCGAAGACAACGCCGCGCGCGTTGCCGCCGGCCTCGGCAGCCGCGGCCGTATCCAGTTCCGCACCTGAGGCCACGCACATGGACCTGAGAACACCGGCCCGCCTGCTCGATCGCGTTGGCATCGCCTGGCGCATGCTGCTCGGGCGCAGCGATTGGGCGTCGTCGCTGGCCGGCAGCGGCTCCAGCACCTACGGCTTCGCCGGCGCCGCCGTCGGCCGCCTGCAATCCAGCCTCGCCAACTGGTCCGGCTCCATCAATGCCGACCTCGACGGCGCGCTGCCGATCCTGCGCGCCCGCGCGCGGCAGCTGGCGGCAAACAACGAGCACGGTAAACGCTTCCTGTCGCTGTGCGCGATCAACATCGTCGGCCGGCAGAACCCCAAGCTGCAGGTGCGCGCCCTGCGCGATGCGCGCAACCCCGACCGGCCGGCGACACTCGACAAGGCAGCGAACGACGCCATCGAGCAACACTGGGAGCGCTGGGGAAAGTCTGCCGACGTCACCGGCCGCCACAGGTCGCTCTATGCCGTGCTGCGAACGATCGTGCGCGCCGTCGCGCGGGATGGCGAGGCCATCGTCCGCATCATCCGCAACCGCTCGCTGCCCTACGGCATCGGGCTGCAGCTCCTCGAGTCCGACCGGCTCGACGACACGCTCAACATGCGGCTGCAGAACGGCAACACGATCCGCCAGGGCGTCGAGATCGACTCCCTCGGCCGCCCGGTCGCGTACCACGTCAAGACCTCGCACCCGGGCGAATCGTTCGCCATGGCTGCCGGCGTCGTCGAACGCATCCCGGCCGCCGACCTCTGCCACATCTACCTGCCGGATCGCGCCGAGCAGGTGCGCGGCGTCACGTGGATGCATGCCGTCATCCTGCGCGGATCGACCATCCACAAGTTCGAGGAAGCCGCGGTCACTGCCGCACAGATCGGCGCCAGCAAGATTGCCGCCATCGAGCGCAGCGAAGACAGCCTCGACGCATCGTCGATGATGTTCGACGGCCGCAGCTCGATCGGCATCGGGCAGATCAACGTCGAAGCCGGCGAGATGTTCGAGCTGCCGCCCGGCTACCGCCTCAACTCGTGGAACCCGGAGTACCCGCACGCCAACTTTGACCCGTTCCTGAAAGCCTGCCTGCGCGGGCTCGCCGCGGGCCTCGACGTCGCGGCGCACAACCTCACCGGCGACATGACCGACGTGAACTACAGCTCGGCCCGCATCGCCGAGCTGTCCGAGCGCGAGGCATGGATGATCCTGCAGGACTGGCTGATCGGCAGCTTCGTGCAGCCCATCTACGAGGAATGGCTGGCGATGGCGCTGCTGATGGGGCAGATCACCTTCCCGCAGTCCGGCTCCGTGCTGCCGGCCGACCGCCTGCAGAAATTCGTGCTCGCCTCGAGCTTCCGCGGCCGGCGCTGGCAGTGGGTCGATCCGCTCAAGGACGGCCAGGCCAACCAGGTGCTGCTCGCAGCGCGCCTCACCAGCCGCACCCGCATCACGGCGGAGCAGGGCGTCGAGTTCGACGACCTCGTCGACGAGCTCGCAGACGAGCAGCATCAGCTCGAGGATGCCGGCCTCGCCGCATCGCCAGAGCCTGCCGCGCCGGCCGTCGCCGCCGACCAGCCGCAGTGATGCGGACATTTTTTGCCTTAACTTCCCGCCTCGGCATCGCCAAACTGTGCGCGAACGGATCACCAAACCATTTGCCGATTGCCGATCGATGAACCACCTCTCCCATCGCACCTTCCGCGCCAAGCCCAGCCCGCAGCAGATCGACGCCGATGCGCGCACGATCGAGCTGGCGATCAGCAGCGAAGAGCCCTACGAGCGCTGGTTTGGCATCGAAATCCTGTCGCACAAGCGCGAGGCGATCGACCTGTCGCGCCTGTCAGACAACTCGCATCCGCTGCTGCTCAACCACGACACCGACGAGCAGATCGGCGTCGTCCTCGATCCGCGCATCGAAGACCGCCGCCTGCGCGTCACCGCGCGCTTCTCCCGTGCGCAGCGCGCCGAGGAAATCCGCCAGGACGTCGCCGACGGCATCAGGCAGCTGGTCAGCGTCGGCTATCTCGTCGATGAAATCGTCGAGATCGAACGGCCGGAGCAGGACGACGCAGTCGACTTCTCTCAGTGGAAGCCGACGCGCACCTTCACCGGCGACGAATTCCGCGCGCACCTGCGCAGCCTCGAGCAGGCCGGCAGCGTGCGCCACCAATCCGGGCAGGAACTCGACACGCGCGCAGGCCAGGAAGCCGCGCACGCCGAGTCGGGCCTGGCCACGTACCTCGTCACGAAGTGGACGCCTTTTGAAGCGTCGATCGTGCCGATCCCCGCGGATCCGACGGTCGGCGTCGGCCGGGCTGGCGTCATGCCCGCGCAGACCATCGACGATCCGCAAGCAGTCGCCGGCGCCGCCCGGCAGCCAGAGCCAACCCAGCCGGCCGCAGCGCCGGTCATCATCACCGGAACCAAGACCATGAGCATTGAAAAATCCCCGGCCGAACTCGAGATCGAGCGGCGTGACGCCCTGATGAGCATCGGCGCGCAGTATGCCCGCTACCTCGGCCCCAACGACCTGCAGCAGTGGATCCGCGAAGGCTGGAGCGTCGATCGCGTCAAGGATGCGATCATCGAGAAGGTCCAGAGTCGCCACACCGACACCAGCGTCGGCGTCGCAATCGGCATGTCGCAGAAGGAATCCCGCCACTACAGCCTCGGCCGCGCCATC